TAATAGAATCGATGTATGCCTGATTTCCGGTTTCAAGAACCATGTTAAGTTCCTGCCGCATCTCTTCATCAATATACTTGGATTCTTTGAAGTATGGCATATCTGCACTTAACTTATCGAATCCAATTCTTGGTCTCGGAACTGCCGCTGCATCAAAAGCAGATGTCTTTAATACAATCGGCTGGCCGGAAGCACCTTTAAGCCATTTGAGCGTTAAGCCTCTCTTTTTATCGTTCGGGAATAACTCCTGCGCCGGATATACATCATCATCTGGAAGCCGCTCCCAATATGCTGTCAATTCCTGACTTGTAATAAGGTCAAATATTGTCATCTGTTTACCTCTCCTTTCTTTACTCCTTTACGAACGTAATCAGCTTACTTGCGTTTGCATTTGTAAGAGCTGTATCAATCTTAGTTTCAACACCAGAAGCCAGTCTGTTAAGGTTTACAAAACCAAAAATCAGAGCTGTTCCATTTGCATTTGCAGTTCTTGCATCAACATCATGCAGAAGTACCGCATTCATTTCATGAGTATCTGCATCTGCAATTTCTGCCGGTGTCTGAAGATTCTTTAAGTCAATCTTTATCGGTGTACCTGCCGGAACAATGGCAGTTGCATCTTTTTTTACAACACAGCCAACCGAAACCTGATGCTCTACATTGAGAAGAATCTGATTTACGTTTACCGCTGTTGT